GCTTCACCTATTTTTCTATAAGATGCTACCGCCTCAACAAAAGCACGCTTTTCATCGGGTGTCATTGTTGTATCATCCAAATCTTCCTCACCAATGTTTAATCTACGATAGTCTAAGTGTTGAGATTCTTTAAGTAAATTTAATAATGTTTTCATTGTAGTGACCTTTTTTATTTCAGTTATTAATAAATATCTAATTTTCCATTATTAGATATGCGGGCAACTTTGGTAAATGTAGATTTTTTTGCTGATTCTATAATACTATCGTACCGTTTACCATTCAAAATGATATTTGCACCATGCTTATGATTCCAAATATTTTTCCAAGCATCTTCAATTTTCTTAACACCAGCCTTTGATGGTCTATTAAGCAAATCTTCAACAAGTTTTTGAAATTTTTTAATTTCACTTAAAAACTCGTTAAGTTTTTTGGCATTTGATGGATCTGCTGAACTTGGTTTGTATTTGTGTTTGATAGTTTCCTTAATGGCGTTTAATAAAACAGGCGCCATTGTATCTATTACTTCTTTAGGGTCTCTGTTTTCATATAAAACCAAATCTATGATTGCATCAACGTTGTTACTAACAGCTTCAACTGCTCTTATACCTTTAACATCTTTTGATTTTTTTGCTTCGTTTACCGATTCGTTCATGTTAGAGTAAAAATATTTTCTCATGTAGTCTAATGACTTTAGAATACTTTGTAATTCTCTTTTACCCTTTGGTCCAAGTTCTTCATCTCTCAAATATGCACTTAAAACAGCATATGCACCATTTACAAATTGGTATGGGTTTTCAGCTTTTACAGTATATGAAGCCTCATTTACTGATTCTAAATTCAAATTTCTTTGTGCATTAGTTAAACCACTAATGATTGATTTCAACCCACCCTTAACACCTTCAGTATCTTTAGCTTGAACTCTTTTGTCCAAAATTTTAGTGTTTACTTTTAAGAAATTAATGATTGCGGCTTGAACTAAGTTCCAATTTAAATCAGCTTCATTTGTAAGTTGGGTATCTTCTTTTACATATTTCATTGATGAATTAGAACCATCGGTAAAGAATACATTATCACCATCAATCATTTTAACTTTTCTTTTGAATGGGCCTTTTTTACCTAATGAAGCTTCCCAATGTGGATTATCAACAACCTTAACCATTTTACCAACTGCGATTGCTTCGTTTACTGATTTTAATTTCATAGTATGCTTACCCTCATTTTGAGATTTTTTCAACTTAGCTATTTTATGAACTAAATCATTTATTTCCGAAAAAAGGTCTGCTATTTCTTTATCCAACTTTTTTTCATCTGATGATTTTGGTGTGGTGATATCCACATCACTATACAACTTTTTCTTTTTTGCTATTAAAGGATCTACTTGTTTTAGTAAATCGGTTTTTCTCTTTTGTAAATTATCAATATCAGTTGATTCAGATACATTAGAATCCCTAAGAATAGATTGTGCCATAGTTGAAACAAAGTTTATTTTAGCTTTAGAAATCGTTTCCAAATCATTTTTTGATAACTTTTTTAAAACCATCATAAGTTTTTTAACAGCCGCAGAATTTGGGTTTATTTTTTTAATATCACCATAAGTTGCTTTTAATAAGTTTATTTGATTCTGATTAATAGATTCTTTTAATCTCATTTTGTTTCTCCAAAATTACATTCGCAATATCCACCAATTTCACAAATAATATCTCTCATAATATCGTTTGCCTTTTGATATTTATTAACATTATTAATATTACGATTAACACCTTCATTAACAGGTCTCATAAAAGCACCATAAGTTGATGGATTACTTACAAAATCCCAGCATATCAAATCAAAATCTCCTTCAACTGCAACTGTTCCATCTTCTTTAATTTGACGAACCGAACCCATGCCTCTTGAGGATATACCAACTGTACACCCTGCTTCTACTAACTCTTTAAGTATTCTGCCCGCTGGGGTATTAAGTATTTCTACTTTCCCAACTACATCTGTACCATCCCACCAAATATCTCTAATAATATGCGATGTATTCTTTAATTCAACTACAGAAGATTCTGGGTGGTCTAATTCCCCATAAGCACGATTTTCTTTAATTTCTCTACCTTTGTATTTTTGAACCTCACGCCTCAATATGCTTTCGGGATATACCCTACCATTTTGGTTTTTTTCGTTTGCTCTTTGTAAAACACCTGTTACAATAAGTCTACCATCACCCTTCATCGCAGCTTCTTTGAGCTGCTGGGGTTTTACATCAAATACAATAGTATCAACCAATAGCTGTTTCATTTTCTATGCACCCAATTGTTTAATCTTAAATGAAATACGATTTAATCTTTCTGATATTTTGGAAAAATTATTTCTCGTCTTTTTCCAATATGCGTTGGATGAAACACCCATTTCGGTTTTTAGTTTTATATTTTGATTTACCAAGTGTTCTACTTCGTAAATTTTTCTATTAATTTCTTTGATTGCTTTATTGATTTTTAATTGGGGAGAACCCATTTCATCTTTTCGGTATTGACGATAGTTTAATTCGTTAATAGCATCTTCAATACCCTTTTCCCATCTCTCCAAAAAATTTCTTTTTACACTTTTTATTTTTTTATACCCCAATACTTCAATATGGTCATCATCCATATCCTTTTCACTTTTTGCAAATGCGTGTGGAGTTCGTGGTGGACCAGCACCACCATCCAAATTAGAGGTAACATTTTGTTCTTCCAGCTCTGCATCTTTTTCATCCTGCGGCTGTTCATCAATTTCTTCTAGCTGCTTGAATTTTTTATCAAGCTCCTCAATTAGAAATCTACTCATATTAAATACCTTTTAATTCGTTTAATAATTGGTGATATCTTAAAAGACCTAAAGCTTGATTTTCAGATACAATTTTAGAATTTGATAACCCATCAATTAAATTGACAACTTCTTTAAGTTTTATAGCGGAAACTTTATCTGAAATTTTTATTTTGGAAAATTCTTTTTTAAGCTTTTCACTCTCTCTTAAAATAAACCTTTTTAGGTTATCTGAATTATCAACATTGTTAATATAGTTTCTAAGTACCGATTTTTGTTCAGTAGTTAAACCCTTATATTTTTCATTAAATTTATCAACTAAAAATTTGTATGCTAATAATCTTACATCTTTTGATTCATTTACATACTCACTATTTACCTCACGCTCAGCTTTGGGTTTTTTTGTTACATTTTCTAATATAACATTTTTACATTCAACCCATTCTTTTGGAGATACACCTTCACTATTTTCAAATAATTTGTAAATAGATGCAAGAGATTTGTAATTAGATACTCTATATTTGAAAAAATCGTTTGTAGTAAAGCGTTCATTAATTGTTTTAATTAAATTATATTTCTCACGCTTCAATACACCTTCATTTAATTTTTTTCTTTCTGATAAAACAATATTTAAAAACTCTTGTGCTTTATAAGAATTATCAAAATTTTCTTTTACTAAATATTGATACAACTTTAGTTCTTTGCTTAGTTCACTTCCGTTTTTAAAGTGTTTTTTAATGATAGAAAGGGCTGGTGAGTTCTTTTCGTTCAATGTATCAGATGCAATTTGTCTGACCAATAGTTCAAACAAAACACCCGTATTTTTAAATTTTGAATGCCTAAGTTTATTCATTTTTATTTTTACCCCTATATATCATTTAATAAATATACTAAAATTGATTAAACCATATCATTTAGTATGTTTTTCTCATCTAACATACTAACTTCATTAACTTCATCATCAGTTGAAAGTGATTCAATTATCATTTTTTTGGTTTTAATTTTTGATTTTTGCAAACTTGCTTTCAACTGCATACCTTCAATTGATAGTGGTGATTTTCTATAACTGTGGTATGTTGAATCGGGTGATATATCTTTTTCATATCCCAATGGGTTTCTTCCAAAAGAACTTTCATCCGTTCCAGTTGTACTTCCTTTTTGTGGAGCACCTGCGCCAGGAAACCCACCTTCAGGCGAACCACCTTCAGGTCCTACCTCACCATTCGTTGGAGCGGGTGGTTGTTCCCCACCTGCCCCATCAGCGGATTGTTGAGATACAACAGCCATATCATGTGGTGTTCCAAATGATTCGCCTGTTTTGACTGGGTCATTACCTTCGTTTTCAATCTGACTTTGTCTAAACCCTAACTTCAAATCATCAATAACTTTTTGTTGCTCAGCTTTCCACTCATCATCGGACATATTAAATATATTTTTATATATCCACTCTTGTGATAGTAATTTTGATGTTTTAATATCGCTTGCCAATCTAACATTTTCAACCCACAGCGCAACTTTTTCTTGCTGATAAACAATTGATGGTGGGGTTAATTCTAACCAAAAGTTTGCTAAATCTTCATTCTCATACCCTTGTGCATAGAGGTGAATGATTGCTATTTTTGTTAATTCCGATAAAACGATTTTTTGTACTCTTTCAATACTTCGTGCAAAACGGATATCTTGTTGTGCAAGTGTTGCTTTACCTTCTACACCCTCTTCATATCCAATAAATGCTTTTGGAACTTTAAGAGCGGCCATCATTCGGTTTTTTAAATAATTTATATCTTCAATCCCCGTAAATTCCATACCACTTAAAGTATCAATTTGAGTACCAGACTGGCCACCTCTTACGGGTAAGTAATAATCTTCTAACATATTCTGAATGTTGAATTTAAGATTATAATCCCCAGTGTTTTGGTCTACATATGGAATTTTTTTCATTTGGTCAATAATATTCCTAATGTGTTGGTCAACCTCATTTGGTGGAATATTACCAACATCAATTTTAAAGACCCTCTTTTCAGGTGCTCTCATAATACGATGAATTAACATCGCATCTTCCATAAGGGTTAATTGTTTCCAAGTCTTTCTTGCTGGCTCTAAAAGTGAACGGCCGTATGGTAAAAAGTTTGTATCTGAAAATAATCTAAAGTGCGCTATTTTATAAAACGGAATATAATTATGAAAATCATTTTGAGATTTTTGATAATTAAATCCTGTAGCACCACCACCAAAGGTTGTCATTTTAAAACGAACTTCAAATGGATTATCTTCGTTAAATCCTTCTTCTCTTTCAACTTCATACGCTGATATGGGTGATGCGTTTACAATTCCAATACCTTCTTCTATATCTAAATTTAAATAATAATCACCATATTTGTTCATCCCCCTAATCCATGCCCATAAATTAAATTCAATATTTAAAACATCGTAAAAAAGGTTGTGTAGTATTTTTTTGATATTTTCATCATCAGAATTAATTCGTAAAACATCACCTATATCGTTTTTAAGGGTACATTCATCCGAATATATATCCAGCACCGATGCAATAATTGAATCTTTGTCCATTGCTTCATAATCGGTATATAACTCTAATCTATTGGATGAATAGTTGTATTGGTTATTATATGTTTCCCAATTTTGGCGGGTACTGTGCAATCTACCAAATCTATCGTAGTAAGATGTTCCTTTTATGTTACCTTGTGATTGTAATCTTTGTGTATCAATTGCACGGGTCTTACCCTTACCAACTCTCCTTATTACAACTTGCGTTGAAAAAAGTCTTTGCAATCTACCGAATAATGATTTATCTGCCATAAGTATAAATATAAATTTTTTACAATAACCAACTCAAGTCAACATCGTTACCACGAACATCCTTCATTAAGTATGGATTTTGTGTTTGATTTCTGCTTGAAAATACTCCTGTTTGAGTTGAAGATACTTTAGTAATGTGATTTAATGCGCTTCGGGTTAAATCCATCCCCTGCTGTCTTAATTTAAGAGCGGTATCTCTTACCCAAAGACCTGTAGAAAAGGATATAACCAAGTCATCATTGTAACCTCGTTGTGCTTCTGCCTTTGGTCCATTCCAAATAAACACAAACAATTCATCTAATAACCTTTTAGAACGAATTATAGGAGATTTCTCTCTCATATAAGTATCTAACTTTGATATAATCAATGGACGGGTTTTTTGTGTTATTGAAAAGCCTGGCACCATATCTTCTTTTTGTTTTAAATCCCACCCACGCCTTAAATGGATATCTTCATCTACATACCCCAACTCCCTATACGAATAATAAAGGTTTTGATAATTACGGTCAATAGCTTCTTGAATTACCGCCCACCCAATGTTTGCATTTTCAATTACTAAAAGAGCGTTATTCCACTCCGTTGCAACTGATGTTAAAAATGCTCCATATTGTTTTGTTTCAATCTTACCCCTATACTCTGCTACCTGTTCAATTCTTTCAACATCTATGACATGAAATGCAGAATAGTCTGCACCATCACCCCTAGCAACGTCAGCAACAACAATATAGTTTTTTTCATAGTTTGGATAATCCCATATCCAATAATTTGCATCAAACCCACGCTTTTCAACGGGTTCGGTAATATGGGTTTCACTATACCACTCTAATACACTACCATCAACAACGGTGTAACCTGATGATATAAAGTCAGTATCACATTCTTGTGCAGCACCTTTCTCACCCAATAATCGGGTTTGTTCATCTCTCCATCGTTGATTTCTTTCGGGGTGAACTGTCCAATGTAATCTTGTCGGATGCCACTTATCACCTTGCTCACCCTGCAACCAAACTTTATGAAAGAAATTACCTACACC